ATGCTACTTTCTTCGCTATATTCAGAGGCTATGCAGATGCAGGCCACCTAAACATCAGAAATGCAGGCCAGTAGGTGGCCTGCATTTTCTTTTGCATATAACCCACAAAGGAGCGACAGCTTATGATCAGGTTCAAAGCGGTTACGATTCAAAACTTTCTTTCTTTCGGTCAGAAACCAACAACGGTTACTCTTGACATCAAAGGAAGTATGGCTGTTCTGGGCAAGAATGATGATATCGGAGAACAGGGGCTTTCTGGTAATGGTGCCGGTAAGACCAGCTTTATTCAGGGTGTCATCTTTGCCATGTACGGCAAGGGTATTGAGAAGCTGAAGTCGGATGACTACATCAATCTGGTTAATGGTAAGAAACTGGTAGTGGAGCTTCTGTTCGAGAAAGGAGCAGATGAATATCGCATTCGTCGAGGAAGGAAGCCGAACTTCGTTGAGCTTTCCAAGAAAGAAGGAGGTGAATGGCAGAGCTACACACTGGATGCGATGAAGAACACCGATGAAGCTATCGTCGGTATCGTTGGGTTTACCTATGACATTTTCATGGCGTCATTCTTCCTGTCACCTCACCGACAATCGTTTATGGCCATGGGAGCAGCCGATCAGCGATCAATGATAGAAGGCATGCTGAGCCTTGATGTGCTGGCTGAACGAGCAGAAGCACTCAAGAAGATGCGCTCGGAGACTCAGGTTGAGCTGAAGATTGCCATGAAGGATCTGGATCGCATGGTCGAGCAGAACAAGCTGGTTACCGCAGATATTGAGCGGTTTACCAAGGCATCCAACTCATTTGAAAATGATCGAAAAGAGAAGATCCATGATCTGACTACCGATCTGGCTGATATCAAGGCCATCAACATCGATCAGATGCTTTCTCTTCTTGAGAAGAAGTCGGCTTTTGGTGCATCTCTAATTGACATCGATGCTAAGGTAAAAAGTTTTACCTTAACAATGAACGACAAGAAAAAAGAGGTTGACGAGTATGAGAAAGTCGAAAAGGAACATGCCTCTGTACTGAAAAAGAAACAGCAGTTTGACGTTGATCAACGAGCGAAGCTTGAAAACAGCTACAGGTTGATCGAGAACAACTCGTCTTCTGTGGATCTGAACGCTAGGATCAAGAGAATCGAGCGGGATAACGAAACCTATGAGAACATTCGATCCAAGTCAAAGAGTCTGATTGATCAGAAGAATCGTTTGATTGAGCAGATTGACGAGGCAGCAGAACACTTCTCCACTCTGATGGAGGAAGACAAGGCACACGCTGTTGGCAAATGTCACGTATGTGGTGGTGATTATCTGGATGAAACCAAGAAGGCTCGACTCGAAGAGAAGATCGATGCGACCCAGAAGCGCATTAAAGACCTCAATCATCGACTTGGTGATGTTTCTTCTGAGCTAGAAGAGGTGCTTGGTTTTAAGCAACCAGAACCAACAGACATCTCTGTTGTTCGATGCCTCAAAGAACTTCGTGATGACGTAAAACTGGCAGAGAAGGTGGTTGCTGATTCTGTTGTTAATCCATACAACGATATGCTCGAATCGCTGGAAGCCACGAAACACGGGCTTGTTGGCTCTTATGCTGCTAATAAACAACTGGTATCGGAGTTGAAAGAAGAAGTCAAAAATCTGACTGAGTTTATGAATCAGATCAGATATGACCTGAAGGATGTAACAGCCGTTTTGGATGCTTCTGGTATCTCAGACATCCGCGACATTGATCTGATTGAGAAGGCAATCATCGACATCGAGCAGAAAATCAAGGAGGCTCAGGAAGCCCCCAATATTCACGCTGGTGAGGTTGAAATCCTAAGCGGTAGGTTGGTATCCCTTGATGAGTTTGAAGGTGTTGTAGAGGCTCTGAGAGAGCGAGAGACACATATTGGATATCTGATCAAGCTAATGACCGACTCCAAGTCGTTTATCAGGAGGAAGATCCTAGACAACTACATCCCCTACCTGAACAAGAAGATCATTGAAGCCACCGAACAACTAGGACTTGGCCACATCTGCGAGGTCAACAGCGATCTGAGTGTTGATATCACCTACATGAGTCGCCCTGTCTCATACTTCAACATGAGTCGAGGTGAACGAATGAGGCTTGATATGGCAGTTACTGTTGCGTTCAGGAAGATGATGGAACTGCTTGGTAAGGGGTGCAATCTGATGCTGATCGACGAGGCACTGGATGGTTCTCTTGATGCCTATGGTGCTCAAGCAGCAAAGAACTTCATGAAGAAGTCATCTGAGTCTGTTTTCATTGTCACCCACCGAGAAGACATTGCTGCTTCGCTTGATAGTCGTATGGTTGTAACAAAACACAATGGATTCACCTCCATCGAAATGATGTAACCACCCAGAAGAAGGCTCCTATGGTCACGAGATCATAGGAGCCTCTATTTTGCGTTTTAAGACGTTTTGATAGATACCCCGCTATGCTGCTATTCATTTTACTAAAAAACGTCTCTACGGGGCTTATAGGAGCTTCTAGGGCTATTCTTGATGTCGATTTGAATTCCAGAAACGTCCCAGCTCAAAAATTTGCTATACATAAAATCTTGTTACAACTTTTATTGAAATTATGCTTGACAACCCTGTTAAACTGAGATAACAACCCCTCGCGCCCTGTAAAAATTCATTAAAAATCTTGTAATAACTTGTAACAACTTTTTTATTAAAAACCTATTGACAACCCCTCAAATGTAATGTAACGTCCCCCTCGCGCCCTATAAAAGTTCCCTAAAATGTTAGCTAACGCAACGCGAGCTTTTGATTTTGATCTTTGCTTTAGATCTTCTCTAATAGTTCTTACTGTTAGACTTATCTCTAGAAGCCACTATCCATGGGGGTTTCAGCCATTTCATGGTGATCCATGGGAAGGGGTGATTTCATCCATTTCGCCGTCCTAAATAACATCATGGAAGAGGATATTTCACATGATGTCACTTGGGATTGATCAGTCATTCAGTTGTACTGGATTGGTTGTTGTTGATGAAAATGGGGCTATCGAGTGCTGGGAGACATTCAAGGCAGAGGGAAAAAATGAGACAACCCTCCACACTGTTAAGAGGGCAGACAAGATCGCAGAGGTCATTTTGCAGCTATGCACTAAATACGATATCTCGGTTGTCGGGATCGAGGGGCTGAGCTTTGGGAGTGTGACCAATGCAACAAGGGATCTGGCGATGCTTCAGGCGATCATAGTTGACAGGCTCCTTAAAGCAGGATATAATCCACATGTTATTGCACCTACCAGTCTAAAGAAGTATGCAACTGGTAAGGGCAACTCAAAGAAGGAAGCATTGTTCGACTGTCTGCCTTCTGATGTTTCAGAAATCTTTGGATCTGTACCAAAGACAAAAGGTCGTTACGACTTAACCGATGCTTACTGGCTGGCTAGACTGGCTGCAACACTTTAGAAATTTTAAAAAGGAGGACGCAATGCGTCAGGTTGATATTGCACTGGCTTATGCTGAAAAGGGTATTTCTGTTTTTCCTGTCACCAGCAAGAAGATCCCAGCCACCGGGGTGATGGGCATCGGCAATCGTGGTCACAGGGATGCCACCACCGACCCAGCCACCATCCGTCGCTGGTGGCTGAAGAATCCAAATCTTCTGATCGCAGCACCAACCGAGAACTTTACTGTTCTTGACATCGACTCCCATAAGGCATGCAACTCCGGTAAGCTGCTTACTGATCATGCTCTGGGTCTGTTGTTCGAGAACGGTCTCCCTGATGATGCTGTTCTGGTAACCACCCAGAGCGGTGGCGAGCACATCTACTTTGCTCCTCACCCGGATGGTCGTCGTCGTATCTCCGTACTCCCTAACATTGACCTGCTGGGTAGTGATGCAGGTTACGTTATTCTTCCTGACCAGAAAGTATACGTATCTCAGGACGGTAACCTGTGGGACAAGATTGATACCCTCCCAGAGTTCCCTATGGAGCGTTTTGACGCTCTTGTTATTGAACTGGCAGCACAGACCAAGATCTCGAAAGAACTCGCCAGAGCGGCCAAGGAAGAGCGTGAGGGCCGCAAGGCTAATGGTGAGAAGGAGAAGGTGCCCGGTCGAGGCAAGAAGAAGCCTGTTGCCAAGACCACCCGTGAACGAATCACTGGTGACAAGCTGGTGACTGTTCGCGACATGACCAAAATGCCGAAGGATATTCTCAAGCGTATTGCTCTGAAGAAAAAAGGCCGGGGCATTAACTACAAGGACAACCTTGTATACCGCCCACAAGAAAAGAACATGTACGAAACCGAGTATCATATCGACCACGATCATCCGCGTGATGACGATATCATCGCTCGCATCGACGAGGAGACCTTTACGCTTGATCTGGAAGCAGGGGAGCTATCAACCCTACAAATCAACACCCTGTTCCACTATCGCCCTCTACAGGAGTATCTGGCTCGCTGGATGGGTCTTCGTGTACCGCTGAACATTGATTCTCCTGTACTACAGCGTTCGATCCTTCCGGGTCATCGGGATCTTCGTCCTTCACTGGGGGTTCGCTGGAACAAGCACCACGACCATCTGATTGTTCGGGACTTCAGCAACTTCTTCTGTGACGAGTATGATCAGGTTGACTACAATCTGGTTCGCCTCTATGCAACCATTCGTATGGGCTGTCTGACTCCTCGCATGAAAGCACCGGAATTCGTTGTATGGTTCCTTCGGATGTGTGTTGAGAGTGGTTTTATCAATGTTGACAAGTTCAAGAAGAAGTATTCCATGCCCAACAGCTATCCGGGCTATGTGACTAAGGTTGCAGAGGGGTTCATCCTATTGGATGCCGTTAAGCAGCTTTACAAGGGATACGACAACACCAGCGTGTTCTCTGACCGCTTTGTTGTTGCATGGTGCAACGTGACTCCTTGGACAGGTAACCAAGCAAAAAAGTATTTGGTGGAGGGTGGATACCTCCACGTTGAGGGTATCTGTGATTGCTCTGGTGGTAAGCGCGGGGATGGGTTCTATAACACCCTGATCTATAGCGTAATGAATCGCGACAAGATCCAGCAACTGAAGAAAGAGCGCGAAGAAGAGAAGCTAAAAGAAGTAAATAATGTGGAGCAGGCGGAAGAAACTTCCGCCGAAGAACAACAAACTGCTGTGAATTTCATTGAAAAAGAGGAGAACTTCGAGATGAACGAGATTACCAAAAAACCAGTTACTTTCCGTGGATTCCATATCAACGAACGTGATCATGAGATTATCACCAACTTCTGCTATGATATGGGGCTACCAGTTCCGCCGATGCGGAAGAACATGTTTGTGGAACTCGCCACCATCGAGGGCTATACGGATAAGCACCAGCCCACGCAGACACGAAGTATTACCATCACCGATCTGTATCTGCAGGTTGTTGATTCGATGAAGTTTGACGGTACGAAGGTTCTGGTGCTGGCTGGTGAGTCAGAAGAGCTTGAGGAAATGTATGCCGAATACAACTCAGAACTTTGGAAGTCCGGCCTTCGCATGATGAATGACTCGCCTCTAATCGGGTTTGCTATCTGTAGCAACTACGATGAGGAGAAGTTCGATTTGTCTGAAATTGCTGCCAAGTTCTGGGATTATATCCCAGATGACACGATTACCATGGATACGTATTTCAGTCGATATACGACTTCTTCGGACTTGTATAAGGTACTATTTGACGGGGTTGAGCCTGACTAGAGGTAAAAATAATGCCGCCATCGTGTTATTGATGGCGGCATGAAGTGGAGTTACTTGATTCTTCCTGATTTGAAATTCAGATAGAACCCGTCATATCGGGATCGCTCTGCTGCAATCGTTGCCCATTCCGAAAGCGTTGGGGTGTCTTGGACGGATATCCCAACGACTTTATAACGCCTAACAAGGAACTGGGTGTCTGGAATGGCACGTTTCATAGCATGATAATCGACTAGGATTGGGAGGTTGCTCTTAATCCTAGCCGCATTTGAGTCTAGTACAAACTTCAGCATAGCCTTCCTGATTACAGGAGTTGCGTAGTTGAGGTTGTAAGCGAGCAGTGTGTTGTACTGAGTCTCATATATCATGGGCAGGATGAGAGGGCTTCTGTCGTTCTCGCTACCCCCATAGGTGATATAGCTGAGAAGCCCTATGGCGATGTTCTGGGTCTTCTTTTTCTTATACTGTGGGGTTGCGTAGATAGACGGATCTAAGAGTCCCATGCCCACTTGTTGGCTGTTATAACCGTCGTAGGCTTTCATGTACTCTTTGTTCACGGAACTTGTTATTGACGGCATGGTAGAGATCTCCAATAAATAGGTCTAATACCTTTGAACTATTTATCCATTGGAGCTTTTGAAATGAAAGAAAACATGCTAAAAGAAGCAGAGTGGAAGGCTGTCACAAGAGGACAGAATAAGGGATATGCAATCAATGCATATGCTGCTTCTACTTCTTGGTACAACAACTATCTCGACAGCTCTGGTTCTCGTCTAAACAGACTCCGCCGATATCATGAAGCTGATAAGTGTTCTGTTGAGATCTCTCGGGCACTTGATGTTATTGCAGAGGACGTGTCTTCTAGTAATGCAGATGATGACTTCGTATTTAAACTTGACTACCCGGACGAATCAAAAGTTAACAAGACAACTGTTCGTTTGATGCAAAAAACGGTGGAAATGTGGGCAGATCGAACCTGTTTCGGAGAAGATCTGTTTGAACGTATTAGGGAAACTCTGAAATACGGCGCAACGTTCTACCTGAAACAATCAGATGGCACTGTCAAAAAATTGCCAACAGAGAGATTTGTTGGCTATGTTCTTGCTGACGGCGATGAAGATGTTGTGACTCATTATGTCTACAATCCGCATGGTGTTCTTCTGGACAACTGCGGGAAGTTGATGAAGACCACGCAAACAGCAAAAACAGCCGGAAAGACTGACGACTATCAGGCTATCCCCGTGTCAGAGCTGATTGTTCTTAAAAATGGCGACACTCCATTTGGCATGTCTATCATCGAGCCTGTGTACCGAACTTGGCGTCAGATGTCCCTGATTGAGGATGCTGTTATCATCTATCGGGTAGTCAGAGCGCCAGAGCGTCGTGTTTACTATATCGATGTTGGTAACCTACAAGGGGCAAAGCGAGAACAGGCGATTGAAAAACAGCGTCTGCGCCTAATGCAGAAGAATGCTGTCAAGTCCAATCAGGTAACAACCGAGTTTGACCCCCATAGCACCAGTGAAGATATCTTTATCCCAACCAACTCGACTGGCAAGGGGAGTAGGATTGAAACTCTGCAGGGCGGTACATCTCTCGGTGAGCTGGGTGATCTTGAGTGGTTCAGTAAGAAACTTGCTGCCGGTCTTCGCATTCCACATTCGATGATCGATAGCCAAGGTGGTGATCAACAGAGTGCCTATTCTGACATGCGTGTTGGTCAGGCTTATCAGATCGAGATTCGCTATCTGGGATACGTTAAGCGGTTCCAACGCAGGTTCGCGAGAACTCTGTTCTGTAACTTCAAGGATTTCTGCGACCGTATCGATGTTTCCATCCCAGATGATTTGATCTTCCGCATCAATGCTCCTATGTCGTTCAGTGTTTATAAGGAGATGGAACTCAATCAGACGATGCTTAACGTATTCAACAGCACTCTTCAGATTTCTTCCCTGTCTAAGAAGTTTGCTCTTCGGAAATATCTGGGTCTTGAACATGACGAGCTTCAGATGAACGAAACGCAGAAGTTGCTTGAAATGGGGATTGCTGAGGAAGACATTAAAGATATGGATCAACAGACCATCGATAACCTTGTTTACGGTGTCCCAAAATTAGAAACTGCTGAGAAGTATGGTATCTCTGCCGAAGAACAGAAAGCGGGGTGGTGATATGAGGATCGAAGACATATATGAAGGGAGTTTGAAAACCAAAAGAACATTTTTGGTCGATTATAAGGATCTGATTCTACCTCCTACAAGCAATGCCATCACAACCGCTGCACTTGCTCCTATACTCGCACCGATCCTAGCATCATATGGCCTTCCGGTTGCCGTAGGCGCTGCTGGGATCGCAAGCGCGGTTGCTGTGTCTGCTGGCATAGGCTTAACAATTGGGGCTGTTCTTCATTACCTGAAACGCGATAAACGGTCCTTTATTAAGTCTTATGACGAGTTTACTACTCTGGTCATGAAAAGAGACCTTCTGATTGCAACTCAGAAGAAACTTCAAAAAGATCAATACTCTGAATATAAGCTAAGTATCAAACCGCCTATTTCTGATGTAAAGAAGAGGATCAAGTTAGTTGGTAGTAGACTTATCAAACTTCTTGATAACGATAAGAGTGGACAAGAGCCTGATGATGTGAAACGTTTTAAGAATAACATCATCAACGCATATACAAAGTCCAAGCCTCTTCTGGAACAGGTTGAACATCAACTAGATGAATCTGCTATCGTTCTTGGGATTGGGGTGTATACATTGGTTAATAAATACCTGAAGACAACTGGTTCTTCTCGTATTAAGAATATGATCGAGAAGATCGAGTCTAGCAAAAAACCAGAAACGCAGCTGGCTATGTATCGCAAGTTACAAACATATGTGGCTTGGGATTATGTCGAGGATCGTATCGATATCAAGACATACAGAAGTCAGACTATTGGTATCATGAACACCATGACAGCCATCAAAAACTCCCAAGGCACTAATGCCGTTGAATAAGGAACATAACATGGATTTACGAGACAAGGTTCGAGAAGAAGTTCGGGAAGCAATCAAGAAAAAGATTGCAGGAGAACATGAACAACTGGATGAAGGTTTTGGCTCTGCTATTGTGAAAGGTGCTGCTACCTTCTTCGCGGGTAGTGTCGGCGCTGGCATTGGCTATACCACTGGTAAGATTGCTGGTATCGGTGTGCTGGGCCTTCTGGCCGGTCTTGGTATGCTAACTCCTGCTGACTTTGTTGCTGTTCCTGTCGGTCTTGCGCTGTCCGGGGCATTGGCCGGTCTCTATTCTGGATCGATGATTGGTCTCAAAACTGCTCGTAATGTCACCCAGAAAGACAGTGAAAAACTTATCATCAAGCTGGTGGAAGTAACCAAACGTCGAGATGAAATCATTACCAAACTGAGTGGTAATGAGGAAGAAGATAAGAAGTATCAAACTGCTCTCGATAAGTTTACTCGCGAACAGATGAATCTTGCCACCAAACTGAAGAAAGAACTGGATTGGGACTTCAAGAACAATCTTATCTCCCGTGCTGAACTTGAGTTTGGTCAGAAGATCGTTAAGCAAGCCGAAGACGGCAAACTTACCTACATTCAAAAGTGATCTATTGTCAACTTCTATCAGTTGTTCTTCTTTGATAAATAAGGAGACACCTGTTATAGGAGGTACAATATATGATCCTCTTTGAAGATCTGTTTAACACCACCGAGACTATTGTTGAATCTGTCGGAGGGGATGGTCGTAAGAAGACCTACCTCTCCGGCATCTTCATGGAGTCCGGTGTAAAGAATCGCAATGGTCGCATCTACGATAAGAGCGAGATGGCTATTCAGGTAGCCAAGATCAATGAAGCCGCTGCTCGCGGTGAGTTTGTTCTTGGAGAACTTGACCATCCGAATGGTTGTGAAATCAAGCTGGAAAACGTCTCTCACAAGATCATCCAGCTTAGGACGGACGGCGATAAGGTATATGGTAAGGCTGAGGTCATCGAAGCCCACCCAAAAGGCCAGATCCTTAAATCTCTTCTAGATTCAGGCGTTAGGGTTGGTGTTAGTTCGCGTGGCACTGGTCAGGTTAATGAGTCCACCGGGATCGTTAAGAACTTCAATCTGGTAACCATTGATGCCGTTGCAACCCCTTCCTGTCGTACCGCTTTCCCTGAAACCATTCGGGAACAACTTGAGATGTATAAGCGCGGCGAGATGATCAATGAACTTGCTGAGGCGGTTATCAATGATCAAAAAGCCCAGAAATACTTCCAAGAAGAGATGCGTCGTTTCATTAGTACCCTGTATTCGTGATTTGTTTTAACAGATCGCACTAAATAAGACTGTTAAGTCAACTTGGAGATCCCAATGGATAAGCTAAAAGAACTGTTTGAAAGTGCTGTTCTTAATGACGAGTCTAAGACCGTCCTTAAAGAAGCCTTTGCTGCTGCTGTAGAAGCAAAAGAAGTAGAACTCAAGGCCGAGTATGCCCAGAAACTGGCTGAATCGGAACAAGCCCTTGCAGAGAAGATCCCAACTATGGTTGAGGAAGCCCTATCTGACGAGCTGGCTGTTATCGCCGAAGAAGTTGCTCATGCTCGTACCCTAGAAGTCCAGTATGCCGAAAAGCTGACTGCCTTCAAGGAAAGTTATGCTGAGAAACAAGAAGAACAACTGAAGCTGATGGTTGCCGAATCTGTTGCCGAAGAGATTGACGATCTTCAGGATGACATTGAGCTGGCTAAGAAGCATCAGTTCGCCATGAGCATGTTTGAATCCTTCAAGGATGTATATGAGCGCATGTTCGGTGGTACTGATCTCAACGTATACGACAAACTGAAAGAAGCCGAAGAGCAACTTGATCAGTATGTTCGTGCCGAGAAGATTGCTGCTCTGACCGAAGGTCTTAAAGGCGACAAGCGCGAGATTGCTAAGACTATTCTAGAGGGCGTAAGCACCGACAAACTAGAAGCCAAGTTTAACGGCATCCGCGATGTACTTCTTTCGGAAGAAGTTGCACCGAAGAAAGAAGAAATCACTCTGACCGAAAGTACCACCGCCAAGGTTGTACTGGAAGATGCAGAACAAGAAGGCGACCGTATTGACGAAGCACTTTCTGCCCGTCTGCAAAAATCTATCAAAATGGCTCGCAAGTAAAGCGATTTTGCAGTTTTTGATAAATAAATAAGTAATCATTCAACCGAGGAGTTACAGAATGTCTCACGAAATTAAAAATTGGGCTGACTATAAGGAAAGCCTGCTGGAAGGTCTAAACGAGAAACAAACCCGCATGCTGGGTCATGTAATGGAAAGTGCTCACAAAGACAACGTTAGTGTTGTTGATGCTCACAACAAGGTTGTTGTAGAATCCACCGCTCCGGGTTCGACTGTCACCTCCAACATCTCCCGCTACGACATCATGTTCATGCCTCTGATTCGTCGTACCATGCCTGCCCTGCTGGCTATGGATCTGGTTGGTGTTCAGCCTCTGAATGCTCCTCGCGGCATCGTTCGTACCCTGCGTATGCGCTATTCTCAGGATGTTGAAACCACCGCTGGTTCTGGTGTGAATGCAGTTACCGCTGGCACCGAAGCCTCCGGTCAGGTCATTTTCGACAAGTATAGCCAACTGGCTCTGGCTGGCGCCTATGATGACGTTGATATGCTTGATCCGTTCGAGCAGACCGTTTATCTGGAAGGTGATCGCGGCAAGGCGATGGATCTGGAAGTCGTAACTCAGGCTGTTGAGACCAAGAGCCGCAAGCTGTCCAGCACCTATTCTCTGGAAGCTGCTGATGACCTGTCTGCTCTGGATGGTCTGGATATCGAAGCCGAGCTGACTCAGACTCTGGGCGACGAAATCCTGCGTGAACTGGATCGTGAACTGCTGCATGAACTGAACTCTCTGGCTGGCACCGTTGAAGCCTTTGACTTCGCAAACGTAGATGGTCGTTATGCTGGTGAGAAACTGGCTGCTATGAACATTGCCATCGACAATCTGTCTGCTCAGATTGCAATGCTGACCCGTAAGGGCGGTGCCACTTGGATGGTCGTCGGTCAACGAGTGTTTACTGGCCTGAAGAACGCTAGTAACAGTACCTTCATCCCAGCAAGCAAGTTCACCGCTGCAAACGGTGGCGAGCTGAACATCTCCAGCAGCCTGTTCGTTGGTACTTTCGGCGGCAACGTTAAAGTTTACCTTGATCCCTATGCTGAAGGTGATACCGTACTTCTGGGCTACAAAGGTAGCAGCGAAATCGATACTGGTTTCATCTACTCTCCTTACATCCCACTGAGTTCCAGTGGTGTTGTGAAGAATCCCGAGACTGGCGATCATCGCATCATGCTTCGCTCACGCTATGCGCTCACCTCCTTCAAGGACGTGGCCACCTCTCTTGGTGATAGCAACAACTACTACGCCCGTGCTGTTATCAGCAACCTTGCTCTGGGCTTTGTCAACTAAGGTTGACTTTCAAGAAGACGATCCTTTCGAGGGTCGTCTTTTTTCTTGACTATTGAAAATATGATGGTACTATGCTCGGTGAAAAAGGAGACCTCATGACCACAAGCAAACTACCAACACCAAAAAATTCAGAAGCAGCTGCTATGCTTGCTGATAGAGAATGGCTTATCGATCAGTACAAAACGAGAAGCATGAACAGCATTGCAAAGGAGATTGGTGTTTCTGATAAGACGGTGAAGAAATATCTTGTCGGATATGGCGTAGAGATCCAGAACAGGAATGAAGCAAACAAAAAGGTTTGTAAGACAGATGAACAGAGAGACATTCTGAATGACAAATCCGTACTTGCTAATATGTATCAACAGGCGGGTAGTATAAGAGAGCTTGCTAGGCGAGTGGGCATCACATCGCCAACCATGAAAACATATCTACTCTCTCATGACATTGATCTGAATCTTGAGAACCCTTCCAAGTTTTCTCACATCGAGGATGAAAACAGAAAACTTCTTTTTGATGATGAATGGCTGAAGTCTGAATATGACCGCTGTGGTAGTCTAAAGAAGATAGCAAAAAGACTTGGTATCACACCAAAGACAGTATCAAACAGACTTAGATCTATCGGGGTAGAGGTTCGTGTAAACAAGCACCCTCTCTGTGCTCCTTTAGCTCCGAATTACGACCCGGTATCAGAACACAAGACGGCCATAATCTCGTTCATCAAGTCCCTTGGTTTTGAAGTGGACTCTGGCAACAGAACCATACTAGGGGGTCTTGAACTGGATGCTGTCATTCATGAAAAGAAGATAGCATTCGAGTTTAATGGTGTGTATTGGCATTCTTCTAAGTTCATGGATAACAACTATCACAAGAACAAGACAGTCAGATCATTGGAAGCCGGTTATCGCCTCATTCATATCTTCGAGGACGAGTGGATATATCGCCAAGAACAGGTGAAGTCCAAGATCAAATCTGTTCTTGGTGTTGATGATAGAGAAGTTGTATATGCAAGAAAATGTACCATATCTCAATCGACTGATAGCACAACCATCGAGGCGTTTCTAAACGCTAATCATATTCAAGGGCACGCCACTCACTCATTTGCCTTCTCCCTGTACCACGAAGGCTCTGTGGTGGCCTGTATGACGTTTAAGAAGCGGTCTGATAGCGAGTATGAGCTTAACCGCTATGCCACCTCTAAACGCGTTGTAGGGGGTTTTAGTAAGCTCACGAAGACTGCTAAAGATGCGCTGAGGAAGATTGGAGCATCATCACTGGTTTCATTTGCAGACGTTAGATATAGTGATGGCAATCTTTACACCAAGAATGGTTGGTCGTATGAATACACAACACCTCCAGACTACCAATACGTTTTTGGGGACAAGCGAGTCAGAAAGCAGAACTTCAGAAGAAAGGATCTTGCTAAGAAACTAGCCAACTTCGACCCATCTCTTTCCGAAACCGAGAATATGACAGCCCATGGCCACCACCGTATCTACGATTGTGGTCTGATGAAGTTCTCTATGTCTATATAACCATCAGTAGACGATCCTTCCGAGGGTCGTCTTTTTTTTTGTTGACGCATACTAACTACATTTGATAAACTTCGTTTGAATTTGGAGACTTTCGACATGAGCAGTGATATCAGATCCTATGTGGTTTCGTATATTGAAGAGCATTCTATCAAGAACGGAAACGATCTCTCCCTGAAGAAACATAAAGACTTTGTTGCAGCCCTTCAGGAAAATACAAAGTTCATCCCATATGTAGTTAAGAATGTGTTTCGTCTGCGCTGTATAATTGACGGCATTGTCGAAGTTCCTAAGTGTGCTAACGACGAATGCAAGAACCTCGTAAAAGTTCGTCCTTCTGATTGCCCTGCACGGTCGTTCGATACTTATGAGTTCAGAGAGTATTGTTCCGTAAAGTGTATGACAAACAGTCAGAAAGTAAAAGACAAAGCAGCATCAACTAACATAGAGCGGTACGGTACGGACAATCCTATGTCCCTTCCAGAGATCAAGAAAAAACTGGCGAGTACGATGAAGGATCGTTACGGGGTTGTTAACCCAATGATGTCTTCTGAGATCAGACAGAAGGCGTCTGATACCATGTTAGAAAAATATGGAGTAGATTCTCCTCTGAAGTCGGACGTTCTTCTGAACAAGGCGAAACAGACTCTTATCGCCAACTACGGAACAGACTCATACGCAAAGACGGAAGAGTTCAAGGAGATGATGAAAAAAGAGAACATGGAGAAGTATGGTGTTGAATGGCACATGCAGAGCGAGGATTTCTGGGAGAAGTCAAAGAAGACTTGTCTGGAAAAGTATGGGGTTGAGAACCATACCCAGAGCATGGGATTCAAAGACTCGATCAAGGAAATCAGCCTACACCGATACGGCACACCGCATCCGCATCAACGACACATGGGAGCGGAATCTCTGAACCTGTCAAAAAATCAAGAATGGATGTTGGATTCTTATCAGAAGCGAGGTGGCCAGCAGACAGCGGAAATTTTGGGGTGTTCCTACTCACATGTCATGCGCCTGCTGTCATCATATGGAGTAGAAATTAACAACGATGGCGTCTCTTCTATGGAGAAATCACTATTCGAGTTTGTATCTTCTATCTGTGGCGATGCTATTCAGTCGGACAGGGATACCCTCGGTGGTAGGATGGAATTAGACATCTTGATTCCTAGTAAGAAGATTGCTATCGAATTTGATGGAGTATACTGGCATTCTTCTAAGTTCAGGGATCGTAGATATCACCTCAACAAGACCATCGCCGCAAAAGAGAAAGGATATCGTTTGATCCATGTGTTTGAGGATGAATGGGTTTATCGACAGGATCAGGTCAAGGCAAAGATTCTTTCTCTTCTAGGATCAGACAGTAGGAATGTTGTTTATGCTAGAAAATGTGTGGTAGGTAGCCCTCAGAAGGATGAAGTGTATTCGTTCTTAGAACACAATCACCTCCAAGGTAGCACCACATACAGCATTGCGTTCTCGTTGCATCTAGAAGGCTCCATGGTGGCCTGTATGACGTTTAAGAAGCGGTCTGATAGCGAGTATGAGCTTAATCGTTATGCCACATCTAAGCGTGTCGTAGGGGGTTTTAGCAAGATTATGAAGACCGCCAAGAAGGTTCTTATTGGTATGGATGTCGAGAAGATCGTGTCGTTTGCTGACATTCGCTATAGTGACGGAAACCTGTACGAAACCAATGGGTGGGTACATGAATACAACACGCCGCCTGATTACCAGTATGTGTTCGGGGACAAGCGAGTCCGTAAACAGAACTTCCGAAGGAAAGACCTTGAGAAAAAACTAGAAAACTACGATCCGTCTCTGTCGGAGACTGAGAACATGACAGCGCACGGTTACCACCGGATCTATGATTGTGGACTGATGAAGTTCTCGATGAGCCTTCTGGTCGATGGGCGTCCTGCTAAATAATCGGGCTACTATCAGTGCTTGACGCCCTCTCCTCGGGCGTCTATACTGCCATCTTGAAAAGGAGAACCCCTGTGAAGATACTGTCTAGTAAAGAATATGAACGCCTGTTGGCTATGGAAAAGCGTGCGTATGCACTGGAGCGTAAAGAGGAATCAGAAACCAAAGAGCTATTGGAAAGGATCGCGGAGAACAAGAAAGAGTTTGAAGCCAAGATGTCAGAGCTTCTGAATGAGCGAGAAGAACTGACTTCTCGAATGGAGGATCTCCGTACCAAGATCAACGCTCTTGACGCCCCAATGGACGAAAACTGTGTAAAGGTCTTTATCTCAAATGATCTCCAAACGATCAAGCCGGTCATCTCCTACCGAGATGATGTGTTTGAGAGCCTGTTTCAGGAGGGGTTCCTAGACGACACTCAGCAAGGCAATGAATTCTCTGTACAACTTGCACTCATTACCATTGCAGCAGAAGGCCTTGGTCAGATCGTAGAGTCGTTTGAAGAACCAGTTTCCAAGGAGGCCTGATATGGCTCATAAGAATCTGTTGGTGGACGCAAACAACTTTGTGTTCAGCCTACGTCATACGAAACTGAAACCGGGCGGAGCAAAGCAGAAGTTTGTAAAAGAGTTTCTGTTTCTTGAGTCTCTGAGTTCTCTTATCAAGCATGCCAAGATGCTCAAAGCGGATTCTATTGTAATCTGCTCTGACTCTGCGAAGGTGTGGAGGCGCGACATCTATCCAGACTATAAGGCAAACCACACAGGATCTATTGACGACATCTACTTTAGTGATACAATCGATGCTACCAACATGCTTACTTGGTTCCTGAAGAACCTAACAGCCTCATATACATTATCCCATCCTCGCTGCGAGGCGGATGACGTGATTGCTGTTTGGTGTCAGGAATCAAGGAACGTTGAGAATGTAATCCTTTCCACCGATAAGGACTTCATTCAGTTGATTGACGAGAGAACAACCCTATACTCGCCCGTTCAGGCAGTATTTCGTGAAACAGAGGATGCAGGGTTTGATCTGTTCGTCAAATGCATTCGTGGTGATGCTGGAGATAACGTAAGAAGTTCGTTCCCTCGGGTTCGCATGGATCGTCTAAAGAAGGCTTGGGATGATGATCTTGAGATGCTTAATCTTCTTGAGACGGTCCGTCCTGATGGGGTTAAAGTTGGAGATGCCTTGTCACAAAATATCTCATTGATCGACCTTAGCCAGCAGCCGGACTACATCAGGGATGGTATTCTTCTGGAGATTGAGTCGTTTGTTCCTAATAGCTTCAGTCTTGTAAAGGCAATGAAATTCTTGGGAGACAACCATCTCAAAGAGCGTCGAGACATTCTGGATGGTTCTGAACGGATCTTCAGAACCGCCCCAGTATTTCGAGCATAAATAAACCTGTAATCACACCATTTGGAGATAACACCATGACCGAACAAGAAATTTACGAAAGCATCAAGCAGTCTGTTTCTAACTCACTGACCAAGGCTCTTGATGAGGCAGTCGAACAGCGACTTAGTATCTTCGAGAAAGATGAAGCTCCTCTGGAAGAATCAAAAACCGTAGAAGATCCAGAAATGGACGACGAGGAAGACGAAGAGGAAGAGAAGTCTGAGGATGATGACGATTCGGAAGAAGAAGATTCTGACGAAGAAGAAGACGAAGAAGACGAAGAAGAAGACGATCAATAATCATCTTCTTCGTATCAACTAAATAACAACATGAATATAGTAAAAGGAGAACCCTAAGTGAAAGATATTCGTATTGATGGTCGCATGCAGCGTGTGTTTATTCTGAAAGAAACCGAAACCCGCGTGGTTTACATTCCTGTCAAGTCGCTTCATCGTGTTGACTATGAGCGACTGAAGGATCTGGAATCACGAGCGGATGCCGGTAAGCTGCTGGAACTTATGCAGAAGACCACTCTTGGCAACGGTATGAACGCTCTTGTTCAGTTCGATAACCTGATTCAGGTAGCCGATCTGAGCGGGGCAAATGTTGGTAGCCGCATCCGCAAACCAAGTGAAACTCTAGACCCGGCCATGCTTGAGAAACAACAAGAACAAAAACCTGCTCCAAAGCAAGCACAGGTAGTCAGCACCTCCGAAGAGGCTGGTATCGATCAAGTGGAACGCACTGTCCGTCGTCCCGGTCGTCCAAAAAAGTCCTGAATATCGACCTAAGTAATATCAAAAATCCCCGCCCATGAAGCGGGGATTTTTGTTGACCAGTCGTCCCGTTGTGGGTATAATCCCTCTTGTAAATTCAACCAATACAGAGAGACCTCCCATGGAACCCATTGAAAACGTTGTTGGACTAGAAGGCGAACAGCTTGATGCTTACACTCGGATCATCGATTACCTTCGCGGTGATCGTGATTCCAACGTCCTGATCTTCACCGCTCCCGGTGGCACTGGAAAGACGTTTGTTCTTCGCAAGGTGGTCACCAGTCCAGAACTTGCCTGTAAGCGCCTCGCGGTTGTGGCATTCACCGGACGAGCCGCATCTCAGCTTAGTGATGACGGAATCAGTGCAATGACCTGTCACGCCCTGTTGTATACCCCTAAACTAAATGAGCATGGTGAGTTGGTTGGCTGGGTCAAACGAGACGACAAAGAGATCATGGAGATCTGTGGCGATGGTCTGATCGTAGACGAAGCATCCATGATCCCATACAGCATGCATGAAATCTTTATTGGTCTTAACGTACCAATCATCTATGCAGGTGATATTGCTCAGTTACCCCCAGTGGACCCGGATGGTGGTGATTTCAATGCCATGTCTACCTTGGAGAGTGATGGGGGCATTCTTACCCTGACAAAGAACTATCGCTTTGACGAGAATAACGGAATCGGGTTTATGGCTAATCATCTTCGAGAGAACGACACCATTCCTCGTGTGAAGAAAACCGCCCTGTTCTATACTCGCAAGAGTGCAGTATACACCGAACAATTCCATGCAGATCACCAGTACGATATTGTGATCTGTGGCATGAACAAGACTCGCAAGCGAATCAATAGTGTGATCCGCCGAGCACGAGGTTACTCAAACGTCATGCCGGAGATCGGCGAGACTGTTGTGTGCCTTCGGAATAGCCTCAGTAGCGATGGTTCTAGTATCTCTAATGGCGAACTGTTCGTTGTCGATGGTGTTATCCCCGGTCGTGACCTTAGTGTATGGATGCTGACGGGCGAGCGAGGAGGTCGCTTCGTCGTGAAAGTACCAAACGAGACTTGGGAAACCGAACTGATGCCTGATCGGTACAAGAAATCTGCGGGTATTTCTATCTTCACATACGGCTACTGCGTGTCTTGTCACAAGAGTCAGGGTTCTACCTTCGATGATGTTCTTTTCGTTGACGAGGACGTGTCTTTCTTCCTAGATCGACAGAAGTTCCGTTACACTGCTGTAAGTCGAGCAGCAAAAAACCTAACTCTGGCTATCTAAATAACAGTGGCTGGTTGGAAACAACCAGCCTTTCAAAAAGGAGAAGTACATGAAAGACACGGTAACGCTCAAAGAACAGATCATCGAACTACGTTTCTCCCAGAAGAAAAGCCTTCGCGAAATTTCCAATATCATCTATGGCACCCCCACCAAAGAAAGCAATGTTCGGTATCATCTAAAGAACGCCAAAGCAGCTGATCCTGATAAACAACAAAGCACTTCCCTTCTTACTCAGGAAGAGCTAGATTCTATTATCAAGAGCAAAGAAACACAAACACCCGAAGAACTTGCTTCCATTCATGGTGTCCCCGTTTCTATCATCAACAAGATCATTGCCGGGGAGATTACAAGCGGCACATGTCTAGAGCGAGATGAAATTGACCCATACGTCGCCAGACTGCATAACAAGAATCAGCGAAACATGGATCTTCTTCGACTGGAACGCAAACACCGGAGAGAAGCTGCTCGGGTGACAAACGTTCTTGAGGAGTTGACTACAGAACTTATCAACACTTTCTCTGCCCATAAGCTATCAGAACCAGTGTTCGCGGGTAAGGTAGACGTAACAATTGGCGATGTCGTTGGGGTGATTCAGCTCTCCGATCTTCATTTCGGCGAACGAATCGTAGAGATCGCTGATAACGTCTTTGATACTTCTGTTATCTGTGCTAGACTTAAAAAGTTTGCAGACTCTGCTATTCGGTACTTCAAGGCAACTGGTGTTCAGAACGTTCTGATTGCCATGACTGGCGACCTTGTGAATTCCGATCGACGCCTAGATGAGATCGTCGGAAATGCTGGTAACCGAGCAGACATCCTATTCACCGCAGTAGATGTACTTCAGCAATTCATCGCTCATATTTCATCTGAGTTTGCAGTAACCGTTGCCAGTGTGTGTGGTAATGAATCTCGAATCGGGAAGGACATTGGGTGGGCTACCTTTATCGCCTCCGACTCATTCGACGCAATCATTCACAATACCCTGTCTCGTCTATTCTCTGATTGGGAGCGGGTGCGGTTTGTGGAGATGCATGATCCTCTGGAGTGTGTTGTCAATGTCAACGGATCACATTTCCTTCTCGTTCACGGACACAATGGTCTATCAAGCACCAAGAGCATCGAGACAGAAGTTGCGAAGACCAAGGCCAAATATGCAAACAGGGGTATTGCTATTGACTATGTGATCTCCGGCCACATTCATCAGTGTTACATCTCTGATCAGTTTGCTAGGTCTTCTGGACTACCCGGTGGAAATGCATATTCAGACAAGGCTCTGAATCTATCATCCAAGGCGTCCCAGAACCTATACCTTGTCCACAAAGACGGTAGCATCGATGGTGTGAAAGTCGATCTGCAGGTTGTTGACAAGAGCAATGCGTACCAATATAATGAGCAGGCTGAAGCATACAAGCCAGTATCAGAAGCAAAAAACGTAATCATTCAATGTGTGATAGTCTAAAAAAGGAAGAAACAATGCGCGAATATACCATCTCCCAGATGATCAAGATGCAAGCGGAACTGAACGATGTCTACAAACCAGATTGGCGTGAATCCCTGACTCCTTCTGATTACGCACTGCAGATCATCGACGAGATGTCGGAGCTTCTTCGCTCTGGTATCGAATACAAGTGGTGGTCTGATGTCCCTGTTGAAAAATATGATCAGTGGAATGCCAAGGTAGAGACTATTGATGTATGGTTCTTCTATCTGTCCTTGATTCAGTATTATCTTGAAGAAGAGGAAGTAGAGAAGCTGGACTGCAGTAGTATGAATCTACTGGAGTCGATGAAGGAATACTTTGAAGGTAAACTTCCTTCATTCGTCAAAAATGGAAACAAGATCGAAGCCAGTAGTGCTGTTTCTATCATCATTGCGGTTAGTGATATCCTTACTAACGGCATAGATGCTGAAACTGTTCAACACTTCTCTTCCTTCCTGTTCTCCTGTTCTTCTATGAACGGAGAAGAAGTATCGGCTCTGTACGCGGCAAAGTACGAACTGAACCAGTTCCGCATCTCTGCAGACTACAAGTCTGGTAAGTATGCGAAGGTTGTTGATGGGATCGAAGATAACCAGCGCCTGAAGTCCGTAGTGGAGTCTTTCATCCGTGACGAGCGTATGACTCTGGATGATGTTCGAGAGGCTGTTAAAAAGGTCTTCTTCGTAGAGAAGATCTGATAGAGAAGTATCAGATTTATATCCGCTAAATATAGTTAAATATATAAAACCATACATTGAGGTTTGCTAAATATACTATGAAACTGAGTGACTATAAATATAGGAACATGATCAAATATGGAGAAAAACATGTTCCTAGAACTTCTTGAAAGCGAACACGCCCAACTGGATGAAATCGACGAGGATATCTGTCTGTTCTTCCTAGAGACCGTGGAACCAACTGTAGAGAGCATCATGGAATGCTTTGATATCGATGAAGAGACGGCTACTGACCTTCTTGAACAGGTTGTGAAATCGGTTGATGCAAGTGGTACTGTTGTTCGGAAGCTAAGTCGTGATATCCGATCCCGTCGAGCTTCACTAACAACCGGAGTCAGTAAGTCTCAACTGAAACTCCGTTCTCGTAAGTCTGCACGCACCAAAAAGCAGAACCCTATGATTGGTGTTCGTGCTCTTCGCAAGCGTCGTAAGGCTCTTCGCCGTCGCAAACAGCTTGGTCTAAAATGAAAAATCCCCGGAAGGCTTTAACAGGCTTTCCGGGGATTTTCTTTGGATGTTCGCTTGCGAAGCGTCTGTACAGTGTCTGCGAAGCGTCTGTGAGGTGTACGAATTCTGTACGAAATTTCCTAGAGAAAAGTGTACAAAAAACGTACAAATCGGACAAAAAACGTACAATCTGGTCAAAAAATGATCAAAAACGAAAAAATGTTGACAGAATGGGATTTTTTTGTTAAAATCCGCGCATGATTCCCCGTAATAATGAAGGCAAAAAAAAATCGGGATTCCGCAAAAACCTATTGACCGATCATCGCCGGCCGCCTAACATGGCAATCGTTGGTTAGCGGTAACGGCCAACGGATAGCCGGCATTATTGGTTATCCAGTCAAGGAAAATTTCCTTGACAATGGTTTGTACAGGATGTAAAGTGCGAACCAACGGGAACGAAAGTATCCGCCCGCTCTTTAAAAATCTGTTGAGTCTTTTTTAGTGTGTTCTTTGACCAAAGGAAACGCTAAAATGGCACAAAAAAATCGTACTATCAATCCAATTCTGGTGTTGGCTGGCGCTGCTGCTAAAAACGGCAATGGCATGTTTGCCGCAGATTTGATTCGTATTGATCGCGGGTCGCGTGACTGTAAAGCCATGCGAAAGCGTTTTAAAGCGTTTCAGGGATTGACAAACTGCAGCATTGCTGCAATCGTCGATTCTCGCGTCAAGCATTCTGATCTTGTTGGGTTTGTTGGCGTGAATGTTATTGTGTAATGCGTTGGCATGGGTGTCCATGCCATACACTAAAAAAGACTTGACAGACTGAAAAGCGGATTGTAACATGTGTGGCAAGTCAGGGATAACGTTTTGAAGTTTAAAACTTTCTCTTGACAGCGGGTAACCCCCCTTGTTAAACTGGCCACAACAGAAACGAAAGTTTCGACCGCTCTTTAAAATTGCTAGGATTTCCTTTCGGACAAGTGAGTGCGCTACGCAGAACGAATCCGGCTATACGGGAAAGGTGCGCCTGAAAAGCTGTAACAGTAGTAGGGATGGGCCTCTCTCGCGACATAGGAAAGCCTTGTAATATTTAGTTAGCGGCTGGTATGTCACCAAAGGCGAAACACGTCTTGACGTATTGGGAAAGTCTTACCTGAAGAATAGTAGGGTGGGGGGCTGAAAAGTCACTGAAACAATCCGCTCTTTAAAAATTTGGATGCCTGAATATCGTCACCCCTTATGGTTACTTTAGGATGGATTGTACTTAGCATGATGTTTGTGTTAAGGTGGCAATCCATCCGCTAAAGTAAACCAAACCAAAGAAAGGTGATGTTATGCGTAAAGTAGAATCCGCAATGATCAATGCAATCGAAAACCGCGTTCCTGTCTGGAAAAGCTCTAACACGGTTGTCGAATGTACCGATGGTCATGACTGCAAAGTATACCTGCACGGTATCTTGATTGCCGAGGTAAGCCCGGAAGCCATTTGTGTAAGCTTTGCTGGTTACGAAACCGCCACTACTCGCTCAAGGATCAATGCCGTCCTTTCTGCGTTCGTCCCGGAATTTAGGGTATGTCTGGGTAAGAATGTGGGTCTGTACAAAGATGGTAAGTACTGGCTCCCGATGGAAGGTCACGATTCTGTTCGTATTACTCGCTCCAACTAAGGGCTTGCTTTGCAAGTGGCATTAGACTAATCTAGTGCCACTGACAAAGTAAACCAAACCAAAGAACGGTGATATCATGGCAAAATATACTCAAAAAGCAATCGACGCTGGCATATGCGGTCTGGTTATCCATGGCCGTCGCTGGGTTGATACCCACTGCAATACTTACCACAAGGTCTATATCAGTGGGGTTGATGCAGACGGCAACTTTTTCGATCTCCTGCATACCGATAAGATGCATTACGGTTACAGCGACCAGTTTGTCGTTACTGCTGGCGATCTTTTGATCGAAGCTGGCTTCGTGGAGGCCGACTCTGGGTATGATATGTGTAATAACAGCACAAGAATCGATATGAATGTGTCAGTTACTTGTGCGGATGTTAAACGCAAAAAAGATATGTAAGGGCTTGCTTTGCAAGTGGCATTAGGATAATCTAGTGCCACTGACAAAGTAAACCAAACCAAAGTAGGTGATATGATGGGCAGAACTGAATTCACTTCGCAATATGTAGAAACCGCTCTGTGGTCTTCTGGTGACGGTGAACATGAATTCCTCGATTGCTTTGACATTTCCGATTCTGCAATGGAAATGCTTGTTGAAGTAGCAAACAAGTTTTTCGATGAAAATCGTAGGGATATCCTCGCATTCTGTGAAGAACATTCGTGTGACGTTGGGACCGCTGGTCATTTGTTCTGGCTTAACTCCAATGGACATGGTAGTGGATTTTTTGACTATCATTCGGATGTTGCTGTAAAGTTGGAGAAACAAGCAAGAAGCTCAAGGGGATTCGATCTATACGTCGGCGACGACGATTTGGTTTATGTGTGTTAATTGTTGACACACCGCGATTCTTCTGGTACTATACTTAAAACGACGATTAAGGAAACGATTATGATCATTAGCCGCTCTAAGGTTGTTCTGGCCGCTGCCGCTATCAAGGCGGTAGAATCTGGCAAGTTCTTTTCTGTTGAGTTCGTCAAAAAGGATGGGTCTGTTCGTAAGATGAACTGTCGTGGTGGTGTTAAGAAGTATCTCAAAGGCGGGGATAGCACTATCAAGCATATTGATAATCTTGTCAGTGTGTTTGACATGCAAGCAAAGCAGTATCGCTGCTTTGACGTATCCCGACTGAACATGGTTCGATTTGGTGGTGATGAAGTAATAGCAGAGGGTTGACTTTGCAAGTGGCATTAGGATAATCTAGTGCCACTGACAAAGTAAACCAAACCAAAGTAGGTGATATGATGGATAAGGCCGAAAAGATCAGCATTGTTGCTGGAAGCATCATTCTTGCGACTGTTGTTGGTGCGTCATTGGGCATGTTCGTACACATCATTAACCTGTACTAAATCGGGGTCTATGATGAATATTTCCGATATCAGCATTGATGATTTTGAAAAAGGTAGTGTACTGTATGCAACAATGGAATGCGCTATTGATGGCGATCTTCGATTGCTGTATGGTGATACTGCTAGGGAATCATGGACACAATTTGTCCTAGATATATGCGAAGCGATAAAGCAAAACGAACAAAAGAGTTGACTTTGCAAGTGGCATTAGGATAATCTAGTGCCACTGACAAAGTAAACCAAACCAAAGTAGGTGATATGATGGGCGCTAATTTTGACCGGGACGGGTTCGTGTCTTTTGGATCTGCAGAAGACTATGCTATGGAACTTGCAGATACTGGGTACGGGGTTGTGTTGTCTATGTATGAAACTGAAACATGGCCGACTCGCATAGTCTATGTGCGCTTTGCTGTATACGTGGATGATTCTGTTCCGTCTGGCACCGTTGTGCTTCAAGATAACAGTTGACTTTGCAAGTGGCATTAGGTTAATCTAGTGCCACTGACAAAGTAAACCAAACCAAAGAAAGGTGATAATCATGACCGACGTTATCAAAGTTCCGACTTTTTCGACCAAAAAGTCTATGATCGATTCCTTGCGCGATAACGGTGTCAAAGGAACCCTGTTTTCCGTTGGGAGTGACGCCAAAACAATCAAGGGCGAAAAAGTAGGATACACCACTGCTATTCTGTATATGCAGCCGTCTAATGTGATCTGCCCGGCTGCCAAGGCTGCTGGGTGCATGGAAGGGTGTCTGTCGAGTGCTGGTAGGGCTGCTATTTTTGCAGCGATTCCAAAAGCACGTCAGGCAAAAACCGATCTGTATCATAACAATCCGGGGCTGTTTTTCGCATCGATCATTAGTGAAATCGAAGCACTTCGCAAAAAACATGGCAACGCACTGGTTGTGCGTCTCAACGGCACTTCTGATATCTCTTATGAGAATATCGTCCTCGACCACAATGGCGTTGCCGGGTCCATCTTCGACCTGTTCCCCGACGTACAGTTTTATGACTATACTAAGCGTGTAAACCGACTGGCTGGTAATATACCGGCTAACTATGACTTGACCGTTAGCTGGTCCGGTAGTCGTGCATCGTATGCGGATTCCGTAATGCAGTATGCAAAGCGTTTTTCGACTAGGGTAGCTGTTGTGTTTAAAAGCTTTCCCTATCCCGAATCCTTTAAAGGTATGACAGTTGTTGACGGCGATGAAACAGACTTGCGTTTCCTTGACGATAAGAATGTTGTTGTTGCGTTGAAAGCAAAAGGCAAGGCGCGAAAGGACACTAGCGGTTTTGTGTTTGATAACAAAAACATTATTGCAGTAGGTTGACTTTGCAAGTGGCATTAGGATAATCTAGTGCCACTGACAAAGTAAACCAAACCAAAGTAGGTGATATGATGGGCTGGACATATAGCAACCAATGGGATTCTCAAAAACAAGTGGAGAAAGCTGTAATAGATTCCATGAACCACGGCGGTTATTCTGTCATTGATAAGTCTTCTCGCTGGGGAGAACTCTACCTAGCCGTGGAAACGCCCAGAAACAACAACGTGTCCATTGCCGTTGTTTTGATTCGCAAAAGTGATGGCGAGTATGGTTACAAAATTATGGATGAATCCATGGGTCCGTACTACTATAATTGTCCCGATAGGATTCTGAAACTGTCTACTGATTCGTACGAAACTTCTATCAAGTGGCGAGCAGAATGCGTATCTGTCCGTGGACACAGAAGGCTCCAGAAGCATCTTCTGTCCAAGCTGACACATGGCGATTGTATCAATACTTCATTCGGGATTGTTCGATTCATTAGGATGTTCAACAAATCCGGCAGTGTTTTTGTTGGGGAAAACTTGACAAAGAATCAAGTATTTCGTTACCCGGCAAATTGTATCCTGCCTTAGATTTTGCAGTGATGATGTAGTTACAGTGGGTTGACTTTGCAAGTGGCATTAGGATAATCTAGTGCCACTGACAAAGTAAAC